GCTGAAATTTGTGACACTAATCTTTGCATTTGAACTTGCAATTGAGCTTGTTGTTGTTCAGGAAGTTGTTGTAGTTGTGCTTGCATTTGATCGTATTGTTGTCTCATTTCAGGAGGCATTTGTTCTAAGGCAATATTATCAGCTTTCATCTGTAAATGTTGCATAATGTGTGAGTGAATAATAGCCTGCACAGCAGCATTTGATTGCACAGGTGGTGTGCTTAATAAACTCATATGTATAGCAATATGTGCATCATGATTTTGTTCAGGAAATGCTTGAGCTGGTTGACCCATTAATAAAGTATTATTCTCCATACCTGCTTCTATCGGTTGTGGTTCTCTAGTTGGCGGTGGTTTGAGCAATTGATCGGGGTTTTCCACACCTATTGCAGCATACATTCGACGATATGCTTCATATATACCGTCCGGTCCATGTATATCAGGATTAGATGCAACTAATTGCATCATTTCTTGTGCCATAGCTATTCTTTGTGCAGTCGAGAATATATCAGGGTTTGAGACAGGTATAATATCAACTCTGTTACTGAAATCTTGTGCGCCTACCTCTTGGTTGCCGTCAGGAGTCATATAGGGATATTCGTTTGGTAAATATTCTTGAAAAACCTCTGATAAAATTTTAAATTCTTTACGTTGAGCGTTATGCAACCTTTTATGTATAGCTGATAAGACTTTTGTAGACCGTTCTAACAAAGCCATAGTTGTGCCAACTGGTGCTTGTGGGTTGCCTTGTCCAGTATTTATCTCTGCAATTGACGCAAAAGTTTTTCCTGAGTCTACCAAAATACCTAACAAGTTAAGTAAAGTCCCACTAGGCTCTTTGAAAGGTAGTGGTTGTATAGATTCACGCAAAGAACCACCAGGGGCATCCACATCTCTGAATTCTCCAGGCTGTAAGGGTGTATCTTCATCCCTTATCCTAATACCTCTTGTCTTAAACCCAGCAGGTAGGTTTGCAAGGGTACCTGCATCAATCAATTGCCTCATAATAGAAGTGGATGCCTTTGAAAGACCACCTATCATATGTGTTAGACCAAAACCATAAAAGCCAAGGCCTGGTAAAAATTTAAAATGGACAAAATATTCAATTTTGTTTTTCAAAGGATCTTCTTGTCTAAAGTTTCTTCTAATAGAAAGCACTTTTTTTGTATGAGAATCTATTGTAACGATATAAGGTAACTTCACACCTGTTGGATTGCCACCGTCAGTATCTTCAAAGCCAACAATATCTAAATTTGCATGTATTTCATACAAAACTGCAACTTCGCTGTCATCATAACTTGGCTGTACACCAGATAATTTATCAATTTCTTCATCAACTTGACTGTTTTGTATAGTATCTTCTCCAGTTTCTATAGGAACATCACGATAAAAACCAACATTTTGAAGTTTTTTAACTTCGTTTTCAGACAATTTGACAATATTAGTAATACGGTTACAGGATTCTAAGTCAGTCGTATAATAAGGCACTATTAAGTCCTCTGGTGCTACAAATTTTGATACTGCTCGACCCAAATTTTCATCGTAATATATTTTTTTGAAGGCTGAACCTGCTAATGGTAGGTAAAAAAGCATTTGATCTAGTTCTTGATCGTATTCTTCCATCTTATGCACAATCTGATAGTTCATGAACTCTTTTACCCTTTGTGCTTGCAACTCTATATTGGAATCATAATTACCTAAGACTTGTGTTTTAACAGGACCGCCTGCTGGCAATAGTTCTTTATAAGCTTGGGCTTGGAAAGTAGTGACTGCTTCACCAAGTAAAGGGTGTATAACACCTGATGCGCCTTCAAAAGGTTCGCTACGATCATCATCGAACTTCATACCCAAGTATTTCAGACCGTCAGTATAAGTTTTTTCCCAATCTTCTCTTGATGATTTGTCTGCTTCTATACCAGCAATTAAGTCTGAAGCTATTTTGTCAAGCTCAGACTCTTCCAAAGCTTCTGCTAAATTATCATCAAAACCCATATCTTGTGCTTCTTCAAAATCTTCTCCGAGCACAGCACTACCATCTTCCATCATAGTAAAACCTTCTTCATCAGAAGGCTTTATCATCTCGTAACTTTCAATAAATTCTTGATCTTCCGGCGTTGTAGCAACCATTTGAGAAGTTTGTTGTTTTTCTATCATTAATGTACCTGCGTATCTACATCGGCAATATCCATATAGGGAAACATTTCGCCAACTAGTTTTAATTTTAGTTCTTTTGCTTGTATGTTAGCAACCTCTAATGACCTA